GTTCCAGCCGACAGCTTTTCCGTGTTCAAACGCGCTGTCAAAGTCATCATCAATTTCCATCGCAGCGGGCACAGATACCGGCGCTGGCGGGGCGGTGTAGAGCGGCATTACCTCAATATTGAAGATATCCCCCTCGCTTGGACACGCCTCTGCGCTACCGTAAACCCAAGGGTGAACGACTCCGTTACGCTTGTTGATTAATCTGTGCGCCCACGCCACAGGCTCCGCTTCGAGCGATGCCAGCGCGATACGCGCCAGCGCCGAAGCCTCACCGCATTGAACGTGGTCAGTTTCGATAATTTGCTGTAACTGCTCTTTGGTGAATTCTCTGGTAATAGTGCTCATAGGTTAGTCCTCAGTATCCAGAGTACGCGCGGAGTGATGCTATTCTCGCGGTGATATCATTGATGATTTCCTCCACTACCTCTGCGTGCTCATGTTCATCACGCAAGACATCAAGGGCGCTGTCTATTTCACGGAGCATATCCTGCTGCCATTCAATATCTTCTGATTCCGGGATTTCGTATTTCATGCTTACTCCCCTTTACCGGCTGCGGTGACGTTGATGCCAGCGTTATCACAGGCGATGCGGAATGCCGCTTGAAGTTCTCGCGCAACGTGTGGCACATAGCCGTCGAAGGTTGGCATTTCGACAGTCTTCTTTTCTGCGGCTTCCAGCTCATCCAGCAGCGCCAGCACGGTAGTGGGGTTTGCTGCGGAGTTCAGCGCGTTCAAGGCAGTGATATCTGCATCAAGCTGAGTTCCTTCTGCCAGTGAGATATCGAAAATGTCATCAGGCGGCATAACACTAAGGCGCTCATGTGCGCCAACTGCTGCCGCTGCGATTTCACGCAGCGCCTGTTTGTCGATGTTGCTCATTGGGCGGTTCCTTCGTAACCGATGGCTTCTGCAATTTCAGCAAGTGTCTCTGCACTTTCACCCACTGGCTCATTCATCCAGTCGAAGGAAACAAGCTTACCGCCTTCGATAACGCCGATGTTGAAATCATCACTACCTTGTGTTTTCAGACCATGCTTGATTGCCTTATCGCGCTTATCGAAGTCAACGCCGTCTGTCGTGTATTCAACTCCATGGCCTTTCTCGTTGCACCACCAGTACTGCTGAATAACGATGTATGATTTGCTCATAGCGCGGCTCCCTGTCGTAACTGGTCGGCGAGTTCGAATTCACCATGGTTAGTAAATTCGCCTGCAAGTTTTTCTCTTAGCTTCATAACGGCTTCCTTTGCGCTTTCGATATCCTTATGGTGCCCTGCGCTGTACTTCTTCCCGTTAAATTGAACGCTTGCTACATATCGCTTATCGCGCTTATTCCAATAGACCCCCTTGACACCAGTGGTGTTATTTTTCTGGGTTGGTTTGTTGAATTGATTCTGCGATAGAGAGCAAAGGCGCAGGTTTCTTATGCTGTTGTCTTTCTTGATGCCATTGATATGGTCGATAGGCTGGGAAGGCCATTCTCCGTAATGTAGAAGCCATGCTAGACGGTGAGCAAAGCACTTCTTGCCAAACAGCGAAAAGGCGTAATAGCCCTGCCAAGTTTGAGAGCCAATAATTGCTCCTTCCTGACGACCTGCAAAGTTGACTTTCGCGGTAAGAACTCCAGTTTCAGGGTTGTAGTCAATAAGGTCTCTGATATCGCCAACAGACATGAGCAGATTCTTATTAAGGATTTCAATTTCCTTCTGGAGTGGTTCAGATGCCTCACGCCTAACTTCAGCCAGGAAAGCATCGGTGGCTGGGGTTTTGTTATCTGACTCCAGCCACTGGTTGTAGTAATAATCGAACATGCCAGTAGGATAACCACATCCGCCGTGCACGTGGTCTTTCATAGCAGAACCACACATGCAGTAGTCATTGTCAGTATTACTAATGATGTTGATAAGTTGCTGTGTCCGTTGCTTCAACATCGCATTCTCCGCCGCCAGCGCCGAAAACTTCTCGTGTGCCAACTTAACAGCTGCATCAGCCTGCTTAATTGACTCAGTCGCTTTCTGGTGGTCTTCGGCCAGCCCTGCTAAATCAGCCTCCAGTTCGGCTAGGCGTTCATTTAATGCATCTCGTTCATCCAGTAGAGCCAGCACAACCTGAGGTGTTACTTTCATACGAAATGCCAGCAATTTTTGAGGTGTTGCTACTGTTTCAATTGCTACTGCTGCCTCACGCAGTACCTGATAGTCAATCTTGCTCACTGGTTGCCTCCTTTGCGAAGCTGGTCGGCGATATCTTCGAGAACGCCATCAGAGAATGAGCGGTCAAAATCGCCTTCCGGCGCATTAGCCATAAACTCAGTTGAGGTAAGAATCATCCGGGCAATATCCGCTGCGTTCTTCGCAGTATCATCAATAAAACCAGCATCCCAGGCAGCCAGCATTCTGTTCGCCACAAAGTAAGCGCCTTCCTTGCGTGCTTCAGTCTTCACTTCATCCCAAAAAGCGTCGGTGACTTGGGTTTGCGGCATCCTTCCGTCTATTGCGCAGATATACGCATCAGATAGTTCACCCTGCTCGCCGTCAAACACGTAGCAACTCTGTACGATAAATTTATTCAGCCACGCATTCTCCACAGCCAGCGCCGCGCACTTGGCCTCAAGGTTATCAATCGTGATTCCAGCAGAACGACACTCCCGCAACGCCGTTTCTAGTTTTGATTCAAGTTCACCGAACTTACGGACAAGATATTCAGCGTTTGTTTCGTTAACCTTTAAATCTCGGGGGATGCATTTACCTTTCAGAAAACCATCCATCTCAATTAGTGACATTTGTTTCATTTCTTCCCACTCCGCCACATAGCATTCAGATATTTGTTTTGATTCACTGATGGAAAAGAATTTCTCTTAAGCAATTCCTCTCTCGATGGCATTGGCTTTACGCGTTGGCGAATAATCATTTCTGCCGGAAGAATGCCGGGATTGTATGCAAGTCCTCTCATGGTAAATTCCTCAGTCATTACTGATAGCGCCATAGCGTGAGCGGTAATTACGCAGGCGCGGGTCGATATATTCAGGGAATTTGTCTATTGTCGCTTTTCGCAACGGTCTCATTGCTGTTTCGTTTGTTCGGTCCTTCTCATCTTTTAACGCGAGTTGTATATCGCGTCGGTACATCCGTTCTGCTTTTGTTTCTGGTGGCAGATCGATAAACGTGTCGAAATTGTTTTTGATATTTTCCAGCACCTCCGCCTTGGAGCTACCGGAACAGCGGCGCGGGTCATCCGCACCATACATAGGCGCTGGCATAATGGAATCCTTATGTTGCTACTTTAGAAGGGAATTGAATCGTCGTATTCAGGATGATTTTGATGATTGCTACTTTGCTGCTGTTGGCTGTTTCCTGAGGTTGCAAATCCAATCTTTGCATTCAGTAATTCAAGAGTGATTGATTGACCATTTTGCCCCTGATAAACATCAACCCTGATGTTTTCTCCGGTAATTTCCACAATGCCACCTTCAACAAGAACACTACGGTAGTAATCCGCTTGCGCTCCCGGCTTGGCAAATACAACGGCGCTGTAGTTTGTCCATTCTTTCTTTTTTGTCTGGCGATCGTAATACTGAACGCCAGCACGGATGTTGAATCCGATATTTTCCCCGGCCTGAAACTCTCTTGCGGGCTTGTTTAGTCTTACAGTAATCGAATGTGCCATTAAGCAGCCGCTCCTTCTAATTCGTCTCGTCTGATGTTGTAAACGTCCTGCGCTTTGTGCTGCTCCGGTGTTCCTTCGAGCATCTTCCACGCTTTGGCGAACGCCTGTTTAAGCTCTTCCACGGTGTTTTTCTGCATTGCTGCGTCAGTGAATGCTTTTAGAACCTGTTCAGGTGTAGGTGATGGTTTTGATTGCTTTGCTACTGCGTTCTGCTGATGTTTATGCTCGTCTGTATCTGCATCTTTCGCATCATCAATGCCGAACAAACCATTGAGGCAATACTTGCGTGCATAAGAGCTTGTAGCTCCCGTAACTTGTGCAGAATCCATCCCTTTCTTGCTTTCTTCCTCTCGTGCAAGAGCGGTTGCCGTATGACTGTTTTCGCCATCGGTAATAGTTGCCGTGGCTTTCACGTAATACCGATCACCAATCAACACAACTTCATCGCTGATTGATAAAAACAGGCCATTCAGTAACGGCTTAACGCCTTCAAGAATGTCTTCGCAGCTTCTGTATTTATATTTTCCGAATGAGTTGTACTGATTCTTTGGCGCGTTCAGATTCTCCTGAATAGCTGCCAGTCTTGCGTAAAATTCTTTGCTCATATGATTGTTCTCAGAATGGACATTCCCCAAGGAAATAACGCTGATTTAATACTTCGACTCGGGACAAATTAAGGCATACCCGCATTCCTTCGCGGTCGCCATTATGGCGATACCAGAGAGCTTTCTGCGTGTACATGCGTCTCTGTAACTTGCTCTCCTTCACTGTGGTTGCAAGTGACATGAATATCTCCTTCGTTACCGATTAATTCTTTCATCTGACGAATGAATTCTTCGTCTGACCAGTTATCTGTAAAACTCATTTCCTGCGATACCACGGAAGGTTGATAGCTGATTTCATCGCTTTATTTGCTTCAAGCCACATTTTTGAATCACCAATAAATCTGGCTATTACTGCTTTGTTCTGTGCAGCACGAAGCATCTGGTGATTGATGGCTATTTCATTGCGCATAATAAGACCTCAACTCTTTTCCATCCGTCACGTAATTTACGGGTGATTCGTTCAAGTAAAGATTCATTTAATTGGAAGGCACCCATGCGAGCGCCTCCCGCGATTGCGTAAATCATGGGTGGTTCCTTATGTTGGTTTTATTAGTAGGTTATTTTTGTTGCGAATACTTCGCCTTTTACGATGGCTGTTATGATATTTTTAGCAACATCTTCTGATGCACCAACCTTGATAAGGTCAGCAAGTATTTTGTTATTTACTTCTTTCCGGTGAGCTTTATCCTTTGCTCTACGCTCTTCTTCGTCCTTGATTCTTTTTTCTTCTGCTATTCTGGCTTGCTCTTTTGCTTCAGCCTCGCGCCGGATTCGTTCAGCCTCCTCCTGTGCTTTTCGGCGTTCTGCTTCAATTGCCGCCTGCTTTTCTCTTTCAGCTCGTTCTGCTGCCTCTTTTGCTTCGCGCTGTGCTCGTTGCTCGGCTTCAATGCGTTCACGCTCTGCACGTTCCGCTGCGGCCTTAGCTTCTGCTTCTCGCCTTGCTGCTGCTTCAATTTCGGCTTTTGCCTTTGCTTCGGCTTCTGCTCTGGCTTTCTCTTCAGCTTCTCTTTTTAAGCGTTCTTCATGCTCTCGCTTTTCCTGCTCCGCTTTGAGTCTTGCCTCTTCTCTTTGGCGGTCAAATTCGCGATCCATCAAAATAGCTATTTCATGGTCAGACTCAATTTGCTTTGCGAGAGCTTCAGCTGCTGCCTTAGCTTCTTCTTCGGCTTTAATCCGCGCCTGTTCTTCCTCATAATCAGTAAGAGGCTGGCGCGCCTTGGCTTTCAGCTCATCAAGGCGATCACGCACTGTCTTGCGGTTGGCATCAATTAGCTTTGGAATTTCCTTCAGTTCAGCAACAAGGTCTTTGCCAAGACCATCGAGATATGTTTTCGTCTGCGCAACTTTATACGCCAGAGAAGCGATCTCCTTTCTGCCCTTTGCCGTTGTGATATCAGGCACAAAGGACATAACTTCACGTTCAACCTTTTGAAGGATTTCTTCAATCTGGTCGGCAGACTGAAATACAGTCATTGCATTTGCTTTTTCAATAACAACTAAATCTGTTACTTCACTCATATATCCTCCGTCAAAAAAATTGCCCTCACACTGGAGGGCAAAGAAGATTTCCAATAATCAGAACAAGTCGGCTCCTGTTTAGTTACGAGCGACATTGCTCACATAGCAGACTCGCAAATCTGCTATAGGTGCTTATTCGCATCGCATGACAACATCAAATTTTTCGAGATTACTTTGTCGCAACAATCCCTCTTCTACGCGGTCAGCTTTTCTATAATTATCAAATTCGAAATGTTTAATTACTTCTTTCGTTTCTCGCTCTATAACTTCAACAATGTATTTCTTATTCATCATTCTTCCCCCAGGGCCTTGCTGATGGCTGCCTTGGCTCGTTTGTATTCGGTTAACTCTCTGCACCCTTCGTCATGCTCGTAAAGGAAGACAAGCTCTTGCAGTGCTTCAAGCAAATCAGGAGCTGCTGCTATCAGTAGCGCATCCTCCCTTTCATTTCTTGTTGCTGCTTCAATGTATGTGTCACCAATCGTCACACCATGGAACGTAGTCATCATCTCGTTGACGTTTCTAACCGTGTACTTCCATTTACCAGGCGTACCCTTAAACTCTTTCATATCCACCTCTGTTGTTTATGCCAAAAATAAAGGCCGACTATGCGGCCTAGTAGAATACCCAATTTTCTGTTTCTTGGTTGTGTCCAAAGTTATATTCAATATCTGGTGTTGATGTATCAATATTCTTCATCCCATCAACAAGAGTTGATACAACAGCCAAATCTTGTTTGATTCTCATCAAATGGTATTTCTTCCGGCGCAATAAACTTTCAATGGCAAGTTTCTTCGTCGGGAACGCAAAAGATCTTTCTGCATTTTTTGCTACTTTCTTAATTGCATATCCTTGTATTGCAAAGAATGAA